AGATTGCGGGGGATTGTAAATATTAATACTTGTGGAATTGGATTTAATTTGCCCGCAATTTCTTGCATTATTCACGCTAGGCCAACTAAGAGCAGAACTCTTTATATTCAGATGACTGGTCGGGGTCAACGGCTTTGTAGCTGGTTAGACAAGATTGATTGTCTGATTTTGGATCAAGCGGGGAACGTAACCGAGCATGGATTTATCGAGGATGTAGAGTATCCTAAGCTTTTTACATCTTCTGATACCCAAAAAGGACAAGCTCCGACTAAAGAGTGCGAAAATTGCAATAAAATAACCTACGCTTCCGCTCGTATTTGTCCTCATTGTGGACATGAATTTCCAACAAAAGAAAAGAAACAAATCGCTAACGAAAGACTAGAGATTATAATTCACGATAAAGATAGAGAATTATACCTAGCCTACAAGTACGCTCTCAAGGAAGCTTACAAAAAAGGTGAGCATATTGAAAGTGTCCGGGGATGGATGATCAAAACATTTAAAAATCCTAGACTAAGCAAAGACTGGATGCCCCCTAAATCTTGGAAGTTACACGCAATCTTCAAAAAAGACTATAATGAAAATGACTTGAATAATTACGAGGCTTACTTGAAAAGTCTTTGTAAAATCGAGAACAATAACTGGGTAAAAGCCAAGATGAAAGAGGAATTTGGAGATGTCTGGGACAATATTCGGCTCTAATGGATTATTACTGGCATCTTCCCAGGAATACAAGGAACAAATAGCTAACGAGCTATTTAGACTTATTTCTATAGGCTCCGCGCCTATTCTTTCCTATACCCTTACCACACCCCCAATTCCTCAAAGTATAGATAGCTACTATATTGTCCCCGCAGGAGCTACTGGGGCATGGGCGGGAAAAACTAATCAGATAGCTTATCCCGTAATTGGCTTGAATGGATTGCCTACAGGAACTTGGAAATTCTGGCAGCCTTTTACTGGACTAACAGTCTTTTCTGTTTCTGGAAAAGCAATATTTTTTAATGGTATAGATTGGCAAATAAGAGTCACGGGGGATATGCTTATCGCTGATTACGGGGGATCATCGCTCGGGACAGTGGCTAGAGCCGATGAAATTGTAGGGAATCCTAGTAATGATACTTTCTACGGGAAAGAATCAGGAAATAAAGGATTCTTCGGTTTCTTCTCAAAAGTTTTATCAACTTCATTGACGGCTTTAGATATAACTACTGGTGGCGCAATAACTGCTACTGATAATATTTTACAGGCTTTTGGCAAACTCCAAAATCAAATTAATAGTATTAATGATAATACCGAACAATATTCTGGGGACATAGAATCTCCTGTTGTTCAAACTTATCCTCTTGATTTCGCTTTATTAAAAGGGTATAATATCCTAAGCTTTAGTGCCGTAACTCAATCTGGTACAGCTACTATATCGGTTAGGATTAATGGAATAAATATTCCTGGATTGAATAATTTATCTATTACTTCTACTCGATTAACTGTTCCCGTAACAACAGGGAATCTTCTTAGCGTAGGAAACAGGTTAGAACTTGTTGTTTCTGCTGTTGATAACCCTAGGCATTTATTTTTTACTATAGGAAGAAAATATGTCTAGATGGTTGCACTGGCCAGGTACAATGGTCGTAAATCTTGTTAGTAATTTAACTCACACAACTAACTCAGGATTTTCGATAAATAATAATCAATGGCTACGTTCAAGTTTTACGACTGGCAGTGGCAGTTATGGCTATACTATTAACTCGGTCACTCTTCGGTTAGCAAAATTGACTGCAAATCCCAATTTATTTGTCAGGCTCTATAAAGACAGCCCTGGAGGACTCGGGAGTTTGATAGCCAGTTTTACCAACCCTAGTTTCACTCTTAACACTACTAGGGATTACATTTTTACTATTACTAATCCGCAAATATTAACCGCTAATACTACTTACTGGCTAGTTGCTGGGATTTCAGGGGGCAGTGGGCAAGATTTTTGGGGCTTTACTACCTCACCCGACCAAACAGGGCTTCCTGGCTGGTCGATTGGTGATAGTCCCTTTTATAGTAATGATCAAGGAGGTACTTGGGATAATAGTTTTGCTACTACATTTAGCGCTTTTCAATTCAACGTTAACGGACAAGATCATTCTTTATAAAATTACACTCTATGAACTTACCCTTAATTAACAATGACAACGTCGGTAATTCTTATTATGGCTGGACAACTAATAATCAAGATTGGGCCCCAGAGTCTTTGGGATTTACACGCATTCAATGCGCTAATTGGATAAATGGTTTTTTTGGACAACCTTGCGCTCTCGCAGATGCCACTACAGGGTTTCATTTAATTTTACCAGTTAGTTTTGAATCACTAAGTTTGCCCGTAACTGCGTCAAAATTCAGATTTAACAATCTAGGAATAAGTCGCACTATTGGAAACCCTTCGACGACGACGATGGATGCCCAATATTGTGGAAATAACTGCCTTGACTTGCTTTCTAATATTTTCGGACATTCTCCATCTTATTATTGGGCAGTTTTGAATTCGCACAGTTTAAGTATTCTCAGGTATAATGTGGGTAGTCAGGGTACTCCGTTGTCATTTTTTAGTTGCGGATGGCTAAGAAACCCTTTGTTTCCTCAATCGGCTTTTGTTCAGAATGCTTATTTTTTATACACGACTGGGCCAAATTCCGGTAGTAGAGCGGCTGGCCGTCCATCATTGGGAGGGAGTGCTAGGCAAAATTTTGTGTTACCAACAGCAACAACTCCAGATCCTATTGCCAATTATCCTGTCTCTTGTCAAACCGCTACCCCCGGAGCTAATGCAACAGAATTTTATTTAAGAGATAATGTAGCTCCTAATAAAGCCGTTGGATATGTTCCGAATCTTTTAAAATGCTCTTTGGATATTCCTGTGGGGGGAATATATCCAAATAAAGGAATTGATCCTGATGACTCTAATATAGACACTTGGAAATGCGTGGCGAAAATAGGGAACGAATCTTTGTTAATGAGAGTGTGGGCTACAGGGTTAGTTTAGTATGATCTATTATCACGTTTTTGGAACTGCTAGAGAAAAAAGCTTAGATGGAAGTCAAGATAATCCTATATTTTGGCGTACTGGTATATCAATTTCGTGGGACAAAGAACCGACATTGAAAACTGTTGGTGGAATTAATCTATTTGGTCAATTCTGGAAAATAGTTAGCAAATACGGTCAACAAGTAAGTATTTTTTCTATTCCTTCTGATCAGTACAACTCTCGTTACACTGGTTCAATTGCTGACATAATCCCCTTAGAGAGAACCAGTAAAAACTACACTTATTCTGGCACTGTAAGCGAACCCAAAAAACTAGCTTATGATGTTACAGTAATTGACATTATTCGTGTCATTAATCAGACTGATTTTCCTGATGATCCTTACCCAGTAAATACTCCTGAATTTCCTATTATTCCAGATAAAGACTATCAAACAGAAATTCAGTTTTCTAATTCTTTACTAGAAAACACAGAAGGGGCAGAACAACGAATAGTGGAATGGTCTAGCCCTATTAGAGTGTTCAATCTTGCTCGAACTACGTTACAATCTGATGATTTAAATGCTATTCTCGACTTTCATGAAGAAATGAAAGGATCAAAAAAAGACTTTCTTTATCGTGACCTTTCTGACTATCAAGTAAAAAAAAGCCTATTTACACCTCTTATTTATTGCCAACTAAGCAATTTTATTGTTAATAGTATGCGCCTGTAGATACGGTAGATGGACAGTTTACTTATTGCGCTTTTGATCTTAACAACTCAGGATTTGATAGAACACCATGACTAATTTAACTAATCAAGATAACACAGAAGGAATATTTTCCCCAGAACACAATGGAGTAAATACAGAATTTATTTTGATCAAAGCATATTCTTGCGGCAATAACGTTCATCACAGACCTATTCTTTATCCAGATATTGATAGCCTAAAAATCTATCAAGGAACTACAGAAATACCACCGTCGGAATATATAGTAGCTCCTGGTAAAATAGTTTTCAACAATCCACCTCCTAATAGCCCCAAATTAACTTGGGAAGGCACTTTTAAGGTATTGTGTCATTTTGAAGAAGACAAACTAGATTATCAACCTATTACAAAAAATAGAGATAACGCTATTTTTTCTATCCCAAAATTAATTTTACGAGAATCAAGAATTGAGCCTGAAATTGCATTGCTACCTAGTGATGTTTTTTCTTCGGACTTAAATCACGATTTTAATTTAAATTTAACTAAAAGGTGTACAATTTCTCCTGAATTTGAGACAAATACTATTAGTTTATCTAGTGGAGAAAGAAAAAGATTTTCTCGGAGAGATACTCCTTCCGATATTAGCTCTTTACAGCAAAGAAAAACTTTATCTCAAAAAGATATTGATTATCTGATTGCCTTGTGGTTGTGCGCCAAGGGTTCAGGAGCGACATTTCGTTATCCTGATTTAGTTAACGGTTTATCAATTTTATCCCGATTCAACTCTGTCTCTTTGAGCTACCAGAACCAATCCTCTTTACAGATTTATTCACTTGGAGAATTACAGATCAGGAGATTTACCGAGGGGGTACAACAAGATTTAGGGTTAGACGATTCTTTCGCAAATCCTGTTTTAACGCTGTGTTATTGCGTTTTAATTGAACTTACAAACGGAGAAAAGCTCGGTTATACAAATTTTTCCCAAGACTTAAAAATTGGTGGGGTAGTATTTCGAGCAAAGCAAGCTCTTGATCCGACTGCAATAGAAAAACAATTGGGAATACAATCGGATAATCAAGAATATAGAGGTGCTTTTAGTGATAATATTGACGAAAATTTACTTTTTTCTGATAGATTTAGAGAAGCTCGAATTATCACAGCAATTGTTGATTGGCAATATCCTCCTAATTCACTTTTAGATCTTCCAGACGAGCAAATACAAATAGGTTATGTGGGAGAAATTAAATCACTTGGTGGCGAAAGCTATACACTTGAAAATCTTACTGGCTCTAGTATTAATTTAAGGCAAAGTAGAGATGAAAAAACATCGCCTTTTTGCCGATGGGCCTTTGGACAGGATAACGGTGATAACTCAGGATGCCGTAAACAAGTACCATTTTACGAGACTCAGGTTGCTGGTGTTAGTAGTCGGAGAGACTTTGAGGTGTGGGGAGAATACCAAAATCTTGCTTGGGGAAAATGCACATTTACAGACGGAGCAAATAAATCAGCTACTTACGCAATTTACCGAACTGTTTCAATATTTGGAGGTAAAACTCAAATTCAGTTGTTTACTGAAGCATCTGGTTCCGTAGCTACCCACGATGGCGTAATCCTTACTGCTGGATGCGATAAAACCTACAGTACTTGTAAAAACACTTGGAATAATGCTATAAATTTTGGCAATATCCCCAGTTTTGGTAACTTTATGCCTGGGAATGACTTTTTATTAAGCTCTCCAAAGCAAAGTTAAGTGTTTCTAAAAAAATTAATTTCAATTCATGAATGACAGTAAAAAACTCTAGAATAGTTTTATTGATGTTTCCCTTTTGCCATGTATTATATTTCTGTTGCCAACCAAAGCCGTCCCCCCTATGTCGAGAATCACGATTTAAAAATAAATTTTAACGATCTTGGGACTGTCGTTGCTATCGCAATAGCATTACTTAGTATGTTTTCAAGAAATACCAAATCACAGGCTAAAGAACTTGACCACGAAACCTTTGAGAAAACATCAAGGAAGATGGAGTCTCTTGAGCAAAAGCTAGAGAAAATGGTTGAAAGACTATCAACAGGAATAGAAAAACTGACTATATTAACAGCGCAACTTGACAAAGAGATAAGTCTTATTAAAGCCAAACAAGAAACTTTCTCTTCTATTTCTACTCAAATAGAAGGACTTCGCAAAAAACAGGAAGAACTTGATATACGAATCGGAATACTTGAACATAAATCTTAACAGAATTGTCAACTTTACTAACTAAATTGCCATGAAATTTTTAACAGCAAATCGCAACACTATTTTAAAATCGTACTTAATGGATTCTAACTCCGAAAGTCTTCCTCAAGACTTTCGGGCAATCCCAATCAAAGCTGGACAAAGAGTAATTTATAGTCAGATTCTCAAAAGAGAAAAAAATCACTATTTGCTAGAAATAAAGCCCCCGATTGAGGGTAAATTTAATTGGTACGCTTTTGTTGGTCACTTTAACGATCCCAATCCCCCTGTAGTCCCCAAGGATCAAGTTGAGGGTGTGTTTGACAGGCTTAACGATAAAATTACTGATTTTCAGTTTCAAAAATTAGATGAGTGCCTTAAGAGATTTGACATTACCACAGTACAAAGAGTTCGACATTTTTTAAGCCAAATAGCCCATGAATCAGCAGGATTACGGTACATGGTAGAAATCCACGACGGCTCAAATTATGAAGGACGAAAAGACTTAGGGAATACCAGACCTGGTGACGGCAAAAAGTTCAGAGGTGTAGATGCCCTTCAGATGACTGGCAGAGCCAATTATCAGGCATTTGCTAACTATATAGGCGATCAGCGTGTTATGGAAGGGTGGCAATATGTTGGCGAAAGATATTTGTTTTTACCATCTGGATTTTGGTGGATGAATAACAAAATGAATGAGTTGTGTGACCGTGGGGCAACCGTTGAACAAATTACCCGTCGTGTCAACGGTGGTACAAATGGACTAGCCGAAAGAAAACGATATTATGAGAGGGCTTTAAAGTTTATCCAAGATATTGACAATTCAAAAAGTAACCTGTAATATTTAGTTAAAACTAAAGGTTGTCATGAGAAAAGAATTTCGTCCGTTAATACTAGAAACAGTAGAAGGTCATCCGGCATTTATTAACTGTTACGATATTATTACAAGCACCCATTGCTCTATTGAAGATAATTACATAGTCGATGCGACTTCACAAGTGGGGATTGCAATATCCAATGTTGCGGCTAAGGCTTTAATGAACGCGTTAACTACTGATTTATTTTTTTCTAGTGATGACATTGACGAAAGAAGAGTTTTGCGGAGCGATGGAACATTTGATAGATATTTTTAATATTTAGATTTCTCCTTGGGTGATTTAAAACAGACCATTAACAAAATGGTCTGTTTTCTTATATCATAGAAATAGTACATGGCAGTTCTAATGGCAAAAAAGAAGAAAAAGGATGACAAATTAAGAGGCTCTCAGCGATCCCTTACTTCACCGGGGATCGTGTCGGTATCACGTCGGTACGATTTGGAGATTACGGAAAATCCTATCCGTGATCCGAGAATATCAAGAGAATTAATCGAACTTAATCAATGGTGCTATGAAGTCGTCCACGCCCTTGATATGGCCGCTTCTGATACCTTTGCATCTGACGATGGAGACGATCAGGGATGGGTAGTAGCCAAAACCCTTGATGATGAAGAAACTTCTATTAACTCAGAAGTGTTTGCCATTGCAGAAGATATTAGGTTAAGAAAGCAGAATTTTTCAACCTACATGATTGGTGGGGATAGACTCAAGAAAGCCCTAAGATGGGCATTAGGGAAAGGAGAATGTTTTCTAGAGTTGGGCATTGAACGAGAAGGGTTATCTGCCAACAAGTCTAAAGATTTTGGTGTAGCAAAGACTCTTTATTTACCTACCTTTGAGATGTTTAGAAAAGAAACAGATCAAGGGGAACTAATTGGGTTTGAGCAAAGGAAATACGTTTCGGAATCTGATCCTGATTATTTTTTTGAACCCTATAAAATCTGTCATATTCGCCATGAGCCTGATTTTCTTTATGGTCGCTCTCTTTGGTTAGCTTCTTTAGATGCTTGGGCTGATGTTAAACAAGCTTTCGATAATTTGATTAGGGCATCCAATGACTTAGGAGTTTCCCCGACTCTTCATATTATGCCAGGTATTTCTACCGAGCAAGAAAGAATTTATGAGCGAGAATTAGAAATCCGTAGAAAAAGCGGAATAATATCCGACCATATTCTCAGCTATCCTGGGCAAGATATTCGTAAAATGGCTAATTTTAACCCTGATTTAACAGGGCTAATTGATACTCTTTTGCAATGCCGGTACAAGCTAATTATCCCTGGATTTCCGACCTATTTCTTCCCAGGATTAGAATCAAAAGGGGGAACTAAAGAGTTATCCCGGTCGCCTGATCGTCGCTATTCTAGGATGAGATACGGATGGTGTCAGCTTCTTAGCGGTGCTATCAAACAGGTAATTGACACAGAAATCATTCTCAGAAAAGGATTAGATTTTTATGCCGAAAATGCTAGAAATAAATATCGGATACTGTGGCCAGAATGGAGTGAATCTATTGATGGTATGTCTGGGGGAGAAGTTGAAGACACTGACTCTGATTTAACCGATGAAGAAACTAATAAACAACCTGTTAAAAAAATAAATATAAATCAAAATGATTAATCAAATTATTCACGGTGATTGTTTTGATGTTTTAAAAAATATTCCTGATAATTCCATTGATTTAATCCTTACCGATCCTCCCTATGGACTTTCGTTCATGGGTAAAGATTGGGATCATGGTGTACCCGGTGTACAGTTTTGGATTGAAGCTTTACGAGTCGCTAAACCAGGAGCGCACCTATTTGCTTTTGGTGGGACTCGTACTTTTCACCGATTGGCAGTAGCGATCGAGGACGCTGGTTGGGAAATCAGAGATACCATTATGTGGGTCTATGGGTCGGGGTTCCCGAAATCGCTGGATGTGAGCAAGGCGATTGATAAAATTGCAGTAGTTGAATGTCCTGCGTGTAATGGTATTAGTAAAAACACTGAACTTGAGTCATGGGAAGAGTGGATTAAAAAAACTCAAGACTATGGTGGGACACGCAAAG